GCATTACCTACCAAACATAAATTTACTAAAATTTTGTAAACTCAACATGGAGAAAACAACTATGAGTACAGGCATCCGCACCAGATATGAAGTGGAAACATTTCTATTAGGTTCTCATCCTACCCCGGCACGACAAGCACAAGCATTAACAGTAGAATTAGACGCAGCAACGCAGAGTGGTCATCCAGATCAAGCAGTATTGCAAGCAGTATATGATGATTTTTCTGCAAAGCATGATGTTGCTTCGTTACTTGCAAATATCGAAGATTCCGAAGAGGAATATTGGATTCAACGTCTTGCTAAATTAGCAGCAATTGATATCCTTACTATCGGTAAAGTACAACCAGAGCATATGAATTATATGGTATCATTAAGTGATAACGCATTTGCTGCATGTGTAAAAACAACAGCAACATTGGCAAAGACTTTGAATGAAGAATTCAAGACTGTTGAAGCCGAACTTGATGCTGGTATGATTTAACAACTATGGTAAGTATACCCAAATTTTACTATAAAGAAAATCTTAACGCAAAAGTCGCAATTTGTATTCCAGTTCGTGATTTAGTCACTTCCGCATTTACACATAGTCTTGCTATGTTAACTAATAAATGCGGGCGAGATAATAAGTCAATTACTATTCACATGAATATAGGAAGCGAAGTTGCAATGCAACGACAAGAACTTGTTAATACTGCATTAGATACTGATTGTACGCATATTTTATGGCTTGATAGCGATATGATATTCCCTACAGTTATTATTGAAGCACTAATGTCGCATGATAAAGATATTATAGCGTGTAATTATAGCACACGTGTACCACCGCATCGCCCAGTCGCATTTAAGACATTTGGTGATTTAGATAAGAGAGTATTCAGTCAAACGGGCATAGAAACCGTAGATGCTGTCGGAATGGGTGCAATGTTAGTAAAAAGATCGGTATACGAAAAGATACAAAAACCTCACTTCGGGGTAGAATGGAATAATGATTATACGAGTCTAATAGGCGAAGATATGTTCTTCTGTAAAAAAGCAGCCGATAATGGTTACGAAGTGTGGGTTGACAATGATACTAGTATGCAAATAAGTCATGTTGGTACAACCGCATTTACAATAAAAGGCAATTGCAATGATTAATATAACACAATCAACATTGTTTGATTTTAAAGGTCAAACAGTTATTTCGCCTTGGGACAGATTAAAAAAGCACGTATTCCAATCATATCCAGTTCATGTAGCACCTCGTAGTAATGATGTTGACGCATTATTACTAATAGCGCGTGAATATGAACAAACTAGTGATATGGTTTGGATAGTAGATGATACACAAAACCTTAATCCAGACTTCCCATGGCACTACAAACCAAGTGATATCGGACACAACTTTATTCACTCTTTCCCTAGAGTAATAAGACGAACAGGTCGTGATACTTCATGGGGTGATGTAAAATTAGTACCTACTTCTGGAGTAGCACATGGTGTTTTGGACAATAAAATTATTTGTTCATACCATAATGCTGATTTTGAAGTAGTTATGATTAGTTTCCATGAAGCAGAAGCAGATTCTAATTATCAGAAATTAAAACAGTTATTCCCAGATGCTAAACATATAAAAAATGTAGAAGGCATTGCGAATGCACATAGACAAGCAGCATCTATATGCAAAACTGAAATGATTTATATTGTTGATGCAGATGCAGAGATAGTGCCAAATTTCAAATTTGATTATATACCACCAATGAACAAACGTCAGAATACGACATATGTTTGGTCAGCGCGTAATCCTATAAACGATTTAGAGTATGGTTATGGTGCAGTTAAGTTATTCCCACGTGAACAACTACTTGAGATGGGACATGTATTACCTGATTTCTCACAAGGTGTATCATTCTATCAACCAGTGTCTAATATATCTAATGTTACAATGTTTAACAAAGATCCGTTCAGAACATGGCGTTCAGCGTTTCGTGAATGTGTAAAATTGGCATCAAATGTTGGTGCAAATGACAGAATCAATAATGAAGCGAGTAGTCGTTTAGAAATTTGGTGCACAGTGGATAATGGTCAACGTTTTGGAAGATATTGCGTTAAAGGTGCAGTAGAAGGAAAGGCGTATGGCATTGAACATAAAGATGACGTAGAAATGCTACAAAAAATCAATGATTTTGAATGGTTGCGTGAGCAATTCATCGCAAGTATGAAAAAACGCATTAGCGCAGATTAAAGCGTATCTAACCAATTAGAACCATTCATTGAACTAGTTTCGTGTATGGTTCTAATTTTTTTTACAATCTCTTTGTTATATAATTGTGCTTTAGTTCCAGGATGTAATGGACGAGGCCAGTTACCTATCTTAACCCAACAAAAACCATCACTTTCGTTATTAAGTTGTGGAATAAATTCTTCAAATACCGCAACCGCGAATGTATTATATTCAAATCTTTTATCTGGTGATATAAATTTATTCAGTGGGTATATTTTTTCAACATCGGGCAACATTCCAACCTCTTCTTCAAGTTCACGAAGTAATGTTTCTAACGGACGCTCACCTTTCTCGCCTTTACCTCCGAAAAACCCCCAAGTACGTGGATGACTAGATTTCTCACTACGTTGTTGCAGTAATACTCTACCAGTATCTATACTTAAAAATATACACCCACTTGCATTTAACTTATCCATTATTTAATTCCTTAATATGTGTAATATTTATATAGTGATAAATTATCGTCTATAATTTTAATAAAATCACCCCATGTGAACTCTTGATGATATACATTTATGGATAACCACAATGATCTGTAATATGCATTATCTTTATCAATATAACAAGGGTATTCGTTGACACTCCACATAAATGAATTATATTCAAGCAATAATGCGTCAAATACTGATGCAGACATCTCTTCATGTCTAATCAATGAATCTATCCCGTCATTGTATATGATATCAATGTGATTATTATATTTTTGCAGACTTTTAATAAAGTTATCAATAGTAGATTGACAAGAATATCTAGGATCAAGTCTAGTACTGTTATATATGTGTATTTTCTTTATGTTAGGATAATCACTGAGTATATGTTCAATATGATCATCAAATCTGTCAATAGATAATAGCGTAAGTTCAATTGTTATAGCGATTTGGTTAGGTAACACATCTTCCAACCAATCACATGAATGCATATTGCGTCTACTGTCAATATTTGTTTCATCAATTTGGTTTGTTAACTCATGATGACACATGTGTGCATCGTATTTGATCATAATGTTATTCCTTACTCTTTGAAATCTTTGCATCCTTCCAATACACGTTCTATATTCATTGTACATTGATTTTCGGGTTTTAAATTGTTGGTTACAATACACACAAAGTCATTCCATGTAAAATCTTTATGATATTCATTTAGTGATGACCATAATGCACGATATTCTGGTCCATGTTCATCTATATAATCTTCAAAATCCTCTGGTCGCCATGCAAACGTTTTATATGTACTCAAAAAACTATTGAATACAGAGATTGGCATTGTTTTGTGTTTAATTAGAGATTCAATACCTTCATTATATATAAAATTTATATGTTTATCATACCTATTAAAGACTTTAATAAAATGCTCTAGTATTTCCTGTGATACATACCTAGGATCAAGTCTAGTACTATTATATATGTATATTATTTCTATATTAGGATAATCACTCAGTATATGTTTAATATGATCTTCAAATGTACAAATTGACAATATAGTTAGTTCAACTGTGATAGCATGTTGCTTCGGTAGCATGAATTCTAACCAATCACACGAATGAATCATAGATTCGTCAGTATGGTTGGACAATTGATGCCAACACATATGACCATCGTATTTGATCATATATAAAGGCGCCAGAATCCTGAGTTATATATTCCTTCATGACTATTAATCCAATCACCATCAGACCATTCTAATTGGTCATTAGAAATGATGTTTTCTACATATTGTTGGGTGATGATCGCACTACTATCAAATGATACAGTCCAGTTCGTCCCATTATATTCAATAATGTCATTTTTGGTTGCGGTTAAGCCAGCCCACTCGGGTCCGGTTGGAATATTATTAGTAATAATATATCTAGCACCAACAACCGCAGCAGCAACCGATCCGTCGCCAGGATAATTCTGTAATGGGTCTAAAACCCCATTAACCGCAGTCAATGTGTTTGTTGGTAATGTACTAGTGTCTATTTCTACATTAAGTGCATTTACATTATTCGCATCAAATGTAAGTCTGCCAATAATATCATTATCCATATCATTTGGCGCACTTGATTTTCGCATACGAATCTGACTAATACCTTCTCGCAATTCACCGAATGGGATTAGGAATTTAGCCCAATCAAGCAATCCACCAATATCTGTATTAACCTGAGTACCAGATTCATTTAGTAAGAATGCCTTATTATCTTCAAATTTAACTTTCATATCGTCTAATGTAACGGTTACATATTGTAGTGATGTTGTATCAAATTCTTCGTTTGCATCAAATGCATCTAAGTTAACATCATCTAGGTTATACAATTGATTGATTACTGTATAAATCAATTTTTGCTGCTTTAATTTTGCTGGTGGATTAATAAATATCGGCATTTCAAATGTAAGTGTACTTACATCAATGATATCGTCAACACTTGCACCCACACTACGACTTGACCATTGCGAACTTTTCATTTCAACATATGCAAGACTTGACCAATCAAGAGGATTGTCAGTAGTATGGATATTCAACGTAGGATTAAACAATACCATTATTTGTTCAAGTAATTGTAATTTCTGATCTGTATTTGACGACCATATATCACAATTCATAGTTAGGTTATAAGGAACGGGCATATGTCGTTCTACAGTGTACCGATTTCCGACTTCACCAGTGTATTCACCAGTTGTTTCATCTATTGCCTTTTCATATACTTGTACTTTATCTACATGTTGCTGATTCATTCTGCGTTCAGGCGCCATGTCAAGTCCAGTTACATAACAAGATATGAATGGAACAGTGTTTATTACATTTTCACTATTTTCGCGAGTAATATGTGCAGCCATACGATTGGTATCACCATAACGAACTGGTACAGTTTGGTATATGGGCATCTTTTGGTCATTAACTCCCATTTGTACATCAAAGCCACCAAACAATCTGATGAACTGTTGTATGTATCTACGAATTTGTCTGTCATAAAAATATTGTGCCATAATTAAAAATCACTCTTTGGTTTGATTACATCTGATAGTGCTTGTCTTTCAGGCACCTCTTTATTATCTATAATTGTTGTTGCTTTATTGTCTATAAATCCACTTGCATTGAATGTTTTATCAGACCAAGTAGAATCAGTGATATTATCATACAATCTCTGCCAACGACTGCCACGGTATACGAATAAGCGGTTTGGAGTGAAGTCTTCTCTTATGAAATATTCACCATCGTTTGGTAGTTGTGGGAATTGATCACCTTTTTCTAATACTTCACCATGATCATATTCCACCGCAGTTGGTGCAGTACCGAACAAATGACTAACTAATGGAATTCCTAATGGGTCATCCAATTCAGCACTTTGTATAATGGCATTAGAAATATTTATCTCTGTTTTATATGAACTTAAATCTTGTTTCAAACTATTTGGATCATCGGCTGTTCCTAGTATGTCTGCATACTCTTGTGTATCGGTCAATGGTGTTACTTTCACACGCCAAATGTGACTATACCATGTTTGACTGTAACCTTCACTGCCACGGTTAGCATCTTGTACGACATAAAATTTATTGATAGCATTTCTGTCATGGTTTAGTAAAAGATCATCTCGTAAATGAGGTAATTCTAGTACATCGCCCGGCAT